TCACCTTCATCACCTTCATCACCTTCATCACCTTCATCACCTTCATCACCTTCATCACCTTCATCACCTTCATCACCTTCATCACCTTCATCACCTTCATCACCTTCATCACCTTCATCACCTTCATGATTGGTAATTTTGAAACCCGTATGTTCTTTATTATATTTATTATAATGAAATTTGCATTGAATACCTGGATACGAACAAGGATCATATGCGGCACTAATGTTATATTTTGTTTTCAAAATTTCATACAGTTTAAATCTATCAATAAAGAACCTACAACTAAAATTAGAATTAATTAAAACAGTAGAAATATCTTTTTTATTATATGAAATAGTATCTCCAACCAAAGGTTTTAAAATAGTAATTAATTTGTCTAATGTAATTATTAATAAATCATCAAATTGTATTCCTGGTATTTCCAACTTACCAGTATTAAATATTTTAACGTGAACTTCTTTAAACTTACCTTTATAAAATACCCGAAGTATAAGGGCAAAACAATTATAAAACGCTCCTTTTTTCTTTTTTCTATAACTTATAAGATCTTTTTTTGCCAACCCAACATCTATTTTTCTAATATCCTTAAATATGACCTTTCTAGCATTTGGATTATTTACTTGTGATAATATGTTAACATCAACATTATCTATCTCTTTAAGTCTATCGTCTAATATTTTTGCTTCTTCAACGCTGTTACAATTTATTTTAACACTTTTTTTAATGACACCTTCTTCTTGTTTATAATAATCCAAAACATCAATTTTCCAAAAAATATCATACAACTTAATTGGCGAGTTTAAGTAAGCAATTTTTGTTTGAGTTGAAATATAAATATCACTACATTTAGGGATAATTAGTTTAGTATTATCTTCTTTGACAAACAAACTATTATTTGGTAATATATTATTTGTTATTTGATTTTGAAATGTAAACCATTCATTATCTAAGTCAGTCATTATAATAATATAATTCTTTATATTATTTTTAAATCAATTTTATTTTTCTATATTTGTATATAAATGGAAAGTATTCCAATTACAATTAACAAGAGGAGAACTAAAAATAGCAAACCAAAAGACGACAATAATTTAGGCAATATTATCGAAGAATATTGTCTAAAACGAAACCAATTCAACCCACGTAAATCATCTCCTGATATGTTTAATAAAAAATTACAATACAGAATGCAGTTATATTATAATACATTATATACACTTTCTAGTTCTCCAAGTAAATATTGAAGTAAATATGTTTCTTTTACCGTATTATTATGAATAATAAATTGTAAAGACGAAATAAATTTACTATTTAGAATACCTGGTTTATTACTTATCAAATAAGCAATAAATTGTAATATAAATTCTCGCTTTTGTATATTATATTTTTTACACGTCTTAATTACCAGTTGAAGTTTATTTTTTTGTGTTGTTTTAAGTTTTGTGATTAATGATTCTACAAATTTGTCTGTAAAAATATTGAAATTCGTTGATATATTATAATGATTTGATTGTAGATAATTTATCATACTTCTGATATCCGATTTAAATCTATATTGAATGCTTTTTAATTGTTTGTCTTTTATATTTAAGTTTTCAGCTTTTGCTATTTTATGTAAAAATGTAAATGTGTCTTTTTTAGGCAATTGACAAAACCGTAATCTAATAAATTCATTTTGTAAAGCTGTATCGATTCTACTGATATAATTACAAATTAAACAAAATCTAATATTATTTGAATATTGTTGAATCAAGTATTTTAGAGCTTGTTGTGCGTTTTTTGTCATATAATCAACTTCATCCAATATCACAAATTTCATTCCATTTCCAAATAGAGTTTTAGTATTAACAAATTGATTAATTTGGTTGCGTATAACATCTATTCCTCTATCATCACTAGCATTTAAATGTATCATTAATCCTTTATTTTTCTGCTTATATACTTCTTGATATCTATTAATCAAATTAATAATAGTGGTTGTTTTACCTGTTCCAGGTGGTCCATAAAATAATAAATTAGGAAAGCTATTTTGAATAACTATATTTTCCAGTAATTTCTTATTTAGAGGATCTAATACAATATCGTCAAAGTGTGTTGGTCTGTATTTTTCAACCCATGGTCTAGTATCGTTCATTTGATAATATTATATTTTAAATACTTTTTAATCTCTTTAAATTATATATTAATTATGTCCTCAAAAAAAGAACAAAGTTCTAAAGTAAAATCATCTAAAAATAAGATAGCTGTAATAACAATAGGTAGGTGGCATCCACCACATAAAGGACACGAGGTTTTAATACAAGGAACGTTGGTTGAGGCTACGAAACTTGGCGCAGACCCCTTTGTTTGGATTTCTCCTCTTCAAAAACACCTAACACACCCAGTACCAGATAAATCTAATCCATTAACAGTTTGTTCTAGATTTTATTATTTGGACAAAATGTATCCCGAGAAACAACACGGTCAATTAACATTTCTCAGTGATTTAAATAACATATCAACTGAAATGGAAAAAGAACTGAATTGCGGTTCATCGGCACTTTCTAAAAACGAACGCAGCACACGCGTGTGGCGGAAATTACCCACCAATTGGGATGGCATGTCAGAATGCCAAAGAATGAAATACGCATCTATAAAAAGACAAGTTCTAACTACGGGCAATCTCGAATCTTATTTTAAAAGATATCAATCAACTAGAACAGCCGGAGTCGAATTTGATAATAATGATTTTCTTGTAAAGGTAGAAGAAAAAAGAAGACTACCCTCATACCAATGTCTAAAATTTTTGAAAAAAAGGGGGTATACTCAAGTTATTCTTTTAGTTGGTAGCGATAGATTAGAGGCATTTAAAAAATATAATCAAAAATCAGGGGAAAATCTTTTTGATAAGTTTAATATTGATGTCGCGGGTGCTCCAAGAGGTACAATAGGACAAGGAGAACAAGGTTTAGTTTCACCTCTTAAAATGGTAAGAGCTAATTCAAATGATATCAATAGTGATACCTTAGATATGATGGAAGGATTGTTGAATGATGAATCTAAAGAATCTAAAGAATCTAAAGAATCTAATGAATCTAAAGAATCTAAAGAATCTAATGAATCTAAAACAGTCCTTACCCACGATGAGCAAAAGAGACGTTCCGAAAAGTATTCTGGTACTATAACTAGAAACACAGCGTTGAAAGGAGAAGTAGTAAAATTTGTAGATGCTGTAAAAATAGGCACCATGACAAATTTTGATTGTTTATGTATGATGAATGAAATAAGAACAGTTGGGGACAATACAGACACGGTGTATCCTAAAATTTCTGAAGATGATTTTATGAAAATAGTGTATCCTCAAGAAGTTGTTCCTCAAGAAGTTGTTCATGATGAATATATGAATACATTTGCGATTACTGGTCCAGATAAAAGGAGAGAATTAAGAAAACAAAGAGGTTATGGTAGAAAAACAAGAAAAAAGAAACGAAAGAGAAATAGAAAAACTAAAAAAAAGAGAGGGGGCAACAAAAAAACGCGTAGAAAAAAGAAGAACAGAGAAGCAGCAAAAAAACAAAGAAAAACCGCAAAGGCGCGTAAAAGACAAGAGGAGGAGAGGAAAAGACAAGAGGAAATGACAGAGATGAAAAGGACAAGTTCTGGTGTGAGTGTGACGGATACAGCTTATAATGGAATTGTAAATACATATATTGGTAAAGATATTGCACAACCATTACGAGAAGAAACTTTGAGAGAGCTTTCCGAAATACTTTCCCAAAATCATAAAATATTATACAAATATAACCAAATAAAACGTTATTACACAGATAAGTTAATAACACTTAGAAAAGTTGAAGAAGAAATAAAAAAACAGGGAGGGACTAAAAGAGTTTGTACTTATTTTAACCCAGATGTGTATCCATCAAGTTCATCATATGAAATGAGGTATCCAACAACAAAATACGGAGATAATAGTGAATTAAAAAAATTAATATATTATGCGAGAACACCAAAAGAATCTGTTATTGAAGATTTTTTGTTTAGACTATGTGAAAAAGTATGGGAAAGGGATCCTATTCTCAGTAAAAAAGAATATGGTGATACCACAAATGAACAAATGAATTATGTAAGTGCTCTTTCACAAGATTTTGAAAATATGACAAGTGGTGCGTTTGATGCAAGAAGTGCTTATGCTTTAAAAAATGCATATGAAAAATGGTCAACGAAATGTCATATAATAAAACAAAATGCTCTTGATAAGACAGATAAAGGATTTGTTGATGCGAAGAAGTCCTTTATTTCTAATATTGTTTTTGAGTGTAAATACGCATTAGGATTAACAGGTGGTCATAAAAGAAAAACAACTAAACGTCACATGAAAAAAAAGAAAAGGAAAACAAGAAAAAAAAGAGGAGGCGTTTACGCAGGTCAAATACCACCACCAATCGGAACTATAATTAAAAGAAATGGTTCTAACAGTTTCTTGCGAGTAACCGGTTACAGAACAAATTTAGGGATAAGAGCAAAACCTATATCAAATCCCAATTCTCCCGTTATTTTCATATCCAACTACGATCTACTACATTATTATATCCATATAAGTGAACCTAACCCACAATCGCCAAACTAAACAATAAACACAAAAAATTGATATTTTATTAAATTAACTTAATAAAATAGAGAATAATATTATAATGACGGGGTATTTGAAAATTATTTTAGGGTGTATGTTTTCTGGAAAAACAACAGAACTTATCAAAGAATATAATCGTCACAAATCTTGCGGAATTAGATGTTGTTTTGTAAATCATACAGCTGATGATAGATATGGTTCAGGTACAACAATAACTAAAACACATAATCAAAATAGTATTATTAATGATAAAAGTTGTAAATATTTAAAAGATATATTAACAGAATCAAGTAATTATGATGCATTCTTTATTAATGAAGGTCAATTCTTTGGTGATTTATATGAAAGTGTTAATTATTTGGTGAATATAAAAAATAAAAAGGTATATGTCTGTGGTTTAGACGGTGATTTTCAAAGACGAGAATTTGGTTCTATTTTGAAAATAGTGCCGTTGTGCGACGATGTTGTAAAATTAAAAGCTATTTGCAACGGCTGTAAAATTAGAGACGGTATTTTCACATTTAGACTAACT